CCACACCGGATTACGTCCTCGAAACGCGTGGGAAGGTACTATTCAGTTATGGCCCTGTTTCCAACCTGGGAGAGTTAGTTATTTATACACGCGACGCCTCCACATGACGCGTGTTCCTGACACCACTCAGGCACAGCCGGCGGGTGAGCCCAGCTGCGGGTTGGCTTCTCCAAATCGGGATCCAACCTAGGCGCTCTGAATGCGTACTCCTCGTAGAAATGCTTCCATACGGGCGACATATGCATGTCAATGTACGCGCAGTCCAGTTGCTGCACCTCTTGGAGAGAGCGAAGATACTGCTCAATCCGGATCTGATGGTCATAGGGTATCCCGTAGAGGTCCTCAACTAGATGCCGAGAATTGTTACCAACCTCGGTCACTTTGAAGCCCTGAGCGCAATCCTGAGCAAGCTTTACAGCCCACTCGCGCTCGTAACTACTGGTTGTCTGCTTCCAGATCGCACCAGCAGCCCTACGATAACTGTTAGTCTTGGAGTAGGACTCGGTGACCCTAAGGCCAGCCAAGCCCAGCTCCATGACAATTGGACAGCCGGGATACTGATATACAAGAGACATCGCCTTACTCCGAAGCAACGCCAGCTTAACACTAGGTTTAGCATGGACGTACTGCTTGGACGACCAACCGAAAGTTGCTAGAACCTTCCTAGGGTCAGTCAAATTCACACGGTCGTCTTCATCGAAAACGATACCGCAGAATGAGGCGGTGGACAGACTTTTGTGAATGTCCAACTTGATGGTCAAGCCGAGGGCGGCAAAATCATCAATTGTCGGTGGGGTTCCCAGGACGGTAAAGAGACCATCGTCTCCTTCAACCACCCCTCTAACCTGCTTGCAGCCCTTACGTTTACAAGTGAAGAGCATGAACATGAGATTCGAAAATCCATTTCCAAGCGAGGTGCACATCTCCCCAGACATCCTAGTGGCCAGAATCTTAACCAAGAGTGTCTTAAATTTGCATAAATTCTCACCAAGGAGTACCTCGTTAACGAGTCGCAGGAACCACCTGCTCGATGGGAGTTTGGACGTCATGTAAGTGTATAGCTCCACTTCACATGCGGACATCAATTCAGTAACAAAGAGCCCTTCGAAACTTGTGTAATCAGTTGCGAAGTACTGCGCACCTGTCGTCTCCAGCATATCTTTAATGTATTGAGGCCTGTCAGCCACTGGAATCTTCTTGATGAAAGCAGGATGGTCAAACACTGCCTTCTCTATCAAGCGAAAGATCGGTCCTACGGCACACTTGAACTCGTCACTGCGCGAATTGATGGCGCGCGCATGCTTGTATTCAGTGTAGAACTCGTCTTTGACGAAGGATTTGCACGTGAAAAACTTCTCAGGATCAGAGAAAATGTCATCCACGGCCTTCCACTTCTCCAGGAGTTCGGCTTTCCTGTGAGCGGGATACAACGTTGTCTCGAGCCACGCCTCGACTGACACGTCGGACTCCGGAGTGAGAGGGGTTAAATTCTCACGGAGCCAATCCTTGACAAACCTTCTGAACTCGTAGAGTAGGCAAGGATCTATTTTTGGGGTCTCTGCGCCCATGCGCTTGAGAACCCCAGCATGCAGGGTGCGCGCATCAGCTGGATCTACCTTTGGCAGGCAGGTGCTCTTAACACTCATACCCAGGCAAGCTGATACCGCCACTCTTCGTCCTGGCTGGTAGTCGGGTTTTTCCTTCACCCAAAGCTCCGGCTTGCTAAGCGGGAGCTTCGCGAGCTCTTGACGACGCTCGTCATACCTACAACCATAGACAAAGAGGTCCCCAGTCTCTTCCTTTAATGCATGCTGGGGGCGGGAAAATCCGCGCATTCATTGCGCGCCTGACGAAGGATGCCGTATGCAATGCGGCACGTTTTCTCCGGAATGGCACCTTGTGGATAGGTGGCACGATATTTGTTTTGATTTATCGCGTGCATGGTCTTTGACATCCACTTAAGTTTGTCCAAAGCCACCCTGTCGTCAAGATCGGAATCGATGTTCTTGTGGACGCAAAGCTGGCATAACAGCTCGTAACTTGCAACTCCATGAACAATCTTGCGGCCAAAGGGCGTCGACGCACCCACAGCAAATCCGCAGAACGATCTAGAATACGAGAAGACAAATCCCCTCGGATCCTCAAAAAGCATCTCACCAGAAGCAATTGCCAGGGCCCGGCAATCGAGATACTCTTTGTCCTTCTGATCCACGTGCCTCACAAAGCGGTATTGATGCAGAAGATGTGCACCCCAGATGGTGACCCTACCATTAGTTACTGAGATGAGTGAATCGGCTATGACAAGTAGAACAACTCCTAAACAAAAGGAGAAGGGAAGTATTGCCATCAACTGACCCTGCCACAACGCTAGGGCAACAGTAGCCGCGATCAACAAACACATCGACACAGCCAGAAAAATCATGCTGTGCGGCTTGTCATCGTAGAATGAACAGCTCCAGTGCTCAAGCTCCCTTCGCTTGGCCTCACGCTCGAACTCTAATAGTTTCTTTGCTGCGTAAGCTTTTTCCTGGGCTTCACACTCCGCTTCTAAATCTCGCTCCTCATTGAGGGCTTCGATCTCTTCGCGGAGTGCGGCGATGGTTTCGTTCAAACCATCGACATTACCTTGTGTCTTCTGGGCGTCATTCTTAACCGCCGCAGCCACCAGTCCTGAGTTCTTTGTACCTCGGGACGGAGTCTTCTTAGTCTCCTGCCTTCTTTTGTGTTCTAACGCATGGCATGATGGGCAGTGTGTGTACTTCGAGTCAACCGGAGTTCCACAACTGGCACAGGGATTTGGATTTGCGGGGATGGAGATGGTTTTCACCTTCCAGTTTCCAGCTTGCTTAAGCTTCCTCCGTCTTACATCAGGTTTCTCGGATTCCTCAACCGTTTGTGATGGGTTCTCGTTGATATACTGCCGCTTGGCCTCAGCAACCCGCTCCTTCGATCTCACTAGAGTTTTCGAAGGGGTTGCGCCTTTTGGCTTGGCGTAGCATGCCATGACCTGATCAAGAGCCTCGGACTTGGGCTTGCCCATGTAACGCACAGCCACATAGCAATCCCTCGCCTCGAGCTCCTTACCTGGTATTATTGGCACGCCATTCAAACGAGAAGCTTTCCACTCATAGAGGGCAGACTTTGCTCGCTCTTGACGTGGATCACCACCAGCAGCTACCGCGGACGCCTTTTCAGGAGTTATACCGACCGGTGCATGGGGCTGGGATTGGTAACCGGAATCACCGGACGTGGAACTTAGA